CAGAAACTGATGCTCTGGTCGGTCGAGTGCGACAAGGATTTTAACGTTTGGAAAGAAGTCAAACCCCGCAAAAGGAGAAAGCGCAAATGAAAGATCTGGGTAAAATTACTTTTGGCAAAGCACGGCCTGCGCCGAAGCAGGTTTTAGTCGACGTAACCTACGACGCCAAGACGGCAAAGGCGTTGCACGCTTTCGGACTAAAACAGCTAAAAAAAGACGAAGAGGCAGTGATTGAGTATGTGATTAAAAAAGCGTTGGAAGGGTTTGCAAAAAAATGATTGTACTGCCCCCGGCCACCGAGGCCATTTACCACAACGGAGCGCCGGAAGGTGAGCGCAACACGCAACTGTTCCGCATGGCGTTACAGTTCCGTGATCAAGGCTTGTCGCAGTTTGATGCGGAGTCAGAGGCCGAGATCTGGGGATTTAAGAATGGGCTAACGCAGAACGAATGCGTGGCAGCCGTAAAATCCGCTTACAGCAAGCCAGCCAGGGAGCCGTGGAGGCCGAAGGCGAAGTATGCCTATCAGAATGGGGCGATCGTTCGTGAGGATTTGCCAGTCCCGCCCATGCCGATCAGCGTGGAAAGCGGGCCGGTAGATAAGTTTCTGACTACCTGTTTCGACGTAGGCGATTACATAAACATTTGCCGATCGATTAAAGACGGCGACCGCGAGCGGCCGGACGGTGCAGGCGAGACGCGAAGCCGGGAGGAATGGCTAGAGATGTTTAAAGGCGATGGCCTGAAGGAGTGGCAAGGCGATGCAGTTGGCGTCTATGTGTCGATTAACGCCAACAACGGCAAGAACCGAAAGGCCGAGTCGATTACCAAATTTCGCCATTGCCTGATTGAGTTTGATGAAAGCACGTTGCAAGAGCAGTGGGCGATTATTAAGCGCAGCGGTTTGCCTACGTCATCCATCATTAAGAGCGGGGCACGCAGTCTGCACGCTTGGGTGGATATTCGGGCTGCCAATGCCAAGGAGTTTGCTGAGCGTGTGGATTTTATTTACAAGCACCTAGAACACAGCAAACCCGATCCGGCTAATAAAGACGCAGGCAGGCTGTCGCGGTTGCCAGGTGCGATGAGGACGGCCACAGGCTTGCAGCAAGAGTTGGTCGAATGTGGCGCACCGACGCTGACTTACATGGAGTGGCAGGAGCGTACGATTTACGGTGATATTCCTGAGCCGTATAGCTGGGAGCAGTTAGTTAATTTTAAAGAGGATGCCGACATAACGCAACTGCTAGGCAAGCGTTGGATATGCCGTGGCGGATCGGCGTTGTGGGTGGGGAGCAGCGGGCTGGGCAAGAGCGTGCTGTGCTTACAGGCAGCAATCACTTGGGCGGCCGGGCGTGATCTATTTGGCATATCGCCACACGGCAAGCCGTTGAAGTCGCTGATTGTGCAGGCCGAGAACGATGAAGGCGATGTGGCGGAGGCATTGCAGGGCATTCTAAGGGCGCTGGATTTGACCGCAGAGGAGCTGGAGCGTGTGAAGCAGAACATTGTGATAGTGCGTGATTGTACGTCCACGGGTGAGCGGTTCGTTGATCGGATGCGTCGTCTGGGTGATAAGCATAAGCCTGATTTAGCCTGGGTAGATCCGTTGCTGGCGTTTATCGGTGGCGACTTGTCCAGCCAAGAGACGGCCGGTGGCTTTTTGCGTAATTTGCTTAATCCGCTTGCGTTATCAGGAGGATGGGCGTGGATGTTGATGCACCATACGCCAAAGCCGACACGCGACGGCAGCGGTTACCAAGGGCACGACAAAGCGTATAGCGGATTTGGATCGAGTGAGCTGACAAATTGGGCGAGAGCCGTTTTAATGCTGTCGCCTTGCGGTCAGGATGAGCAAGGAACGTACACATATAAGCTTGAAGTAACCAAGCGCGGAAAGCGGTCTGGCTTGCGTCCTGGCGTTACAGCGAGCGATTTTATAGCCAGCAAGACGCAGCCTTTAGTTCACCTAAAGCATGCCGACAGAGGAATGGCTTGGATTGAAGTAGGGGCGCCTGAAAAGTCGGTAGGCAGAAAGGCTATGTCGATCGATTGGGGCAAGTTAACCGAAGGGGCTAAATACAGCCAAGTGGTCGCATTTGTACAACAAGCCACCGGGTTGCAGGAACGGCAAGCGAAGGCCCGTGTGAAGCAGGCCAAAGAGGACGGATTGATCGAAGAAACTGAAGCTGGTTTATTCAGCAAAAAGGTGACAAATGAGCCATTCTAGAGTTAGTGCAATAACTATTACTGCACTAGTGCAGTATTGCGGAGCATGTAGGTGCAGTAATAAAGGCCCTTTAGGGCCTATTATTGCACTAATGCAGACGGCCGTTTCCATTACTGCACTAACGACTGCACTTAAGGGGTTAATCTAATATGATAGATCAGCAAGCGTTAGAACGCATCCCATGCGGTTCAGCCCACATATCCACCCGGATTGATGGCATAGCGGATCTAGTCCATGAGGCGTTCTGTGAGCTAGGTCTGACTGTTACAACGTCGTCAGTGGCTTTGACCACTCAAGTGTTCCATTACCTGATAACTAAAGCGCCAGACCATCCAGCGGTTCAGAACATGGCCGATACTCTGGAACAGTCTGTGCTTGCGGTTGTGCTTAACAGATCGACCAAATCGATGACCCAGCTTGCCAAGGAACACAAGATTACAAAGCAGGCGTTCAGCAAGCGGGTGCTCAGTCTAACTGATCGCCTTGGCTTGCCTGTCAGAGCACAGAAAAGCCAAAAGGCTCGTGAGGCATACGATCTCAGAGCAAGGAAGCACCACGACAAGCGGCGTCGTCAGATTCCTAAATTTAACAATGCCGCTTTATTGAAAGGAAGGGACAGATGCAAGAACTCAAAGAAGTAATCAAGAAGCTAAACAAGAGGCGAACAGAAACTCTTGAGCAGATGGGTGAGGTGATTGGCTTGGCAGCACAGGCCGGTGCCATCATATCTAACGCAAGGGCTAACGGTGAGAACGTGGCTGCGTTGCTTGAGTCAGTTGAGCTAACTGATGAGCAAGGCAAACGGTTGGAACGTGTTGCGTTACATCAAAAGAAACTGCAAGACGGTGACCCTACTGTGTTGCGTCAGATCATGTTGTGGACAGAGATGCTGCCTGATCCGATTACGACATCCGTACCAAGCGAGCGCAAGCCGTTCTTCTTTCCGCTTATTAAAGTTAGTCAGTGGTTCACTAACAGATCCAAGCCTGAAGCCTGGACGGCAGACATGCGTACAGAGTTCATCCGCTACGCAGAGCCGATTGCTAAGAAGTACACTGAGCTGACGGTCAAAAGCTCTTGAGTATGGGCGGGCAAATTCTCTTGAGTAGGACACAGCTTTTTCTCTTGAGTACAACACGTCAAATTCTCTTGAGTAGAAATTTTCATCCGACACAAGGAGTCTCCTTGAGTAGAAACATCGCGGTGGAAACGACTCCCGTAAATTTCTTGAGTGTGACCCCCCGATAGTTGTGTCTTATGGGTAGGCCAGTTAATCACGACGTTAAGAGGGCGATGGCGGCCACGGGTAAATCCCGCGCCACCGTCTACCTACAGCGTAAGAAGGTAGAGGCCCAGCCACTCGTTAAGGCGAAGGGTGGCGGGTTAGACGTGGAGATCCAGCGGCTTGAGGATCTAGCAGCGAGCCTGGGCGAATCAGCCAAGGACGACACAAGAGCCGACCGCTCGGAGCTAATCAGTAATTACACAAAGCTGGTCGAGGCTTTACGCAGAATGAAGGGCGACCGGCCAGACATCGACCAAGCAGAGGGCACAATGGTGCCAGTAGACGAGGCCGACAAGTTGCTGGCCGCAAGGGATAACGCACTTGTGCCACTACTTAAAGGAATGGCAAAGCGGTTGGCTCCGATCTGCGCTAACAGACCGGCGGTTGAAGTGGAGGCAGAGGTCGAGAACGAAGTCGGGCAGATTATGCGCCAGGTAGAGGCAGCTCTGTGACGAAGGCTCAAGAAGAACTACGCCGCCGAGCACGGATCCGCTGGCACTATGAGAAGCCGCCAGGTGTGATTGAGTGGGCGGAGCAAAACATCCAGCTAGATAGCAGGCTTACCGCTCGGCCGGGTTTATATAACACAACGTGGACGCCTTACGTGCGGGGCGTGCTGGAAGCACTAGCCGATCCTGGCGTTCATACGGTCACGCTTTGCTGGGGATCACAGACAGGCAAGACGCTGACGCTGGCCATCTGGCTGGCGTATAGGATTGCGAACGATCCGGCTCCGGCGTTGCTGGTCATGCCTAATGCTGATCTTGCTAGGTCATACAGCGAGACGCGACTGACTCCGATTTTTGAAAAGTGCAAGCCTGTGAAGCGACTATTCCCGCAAGACATGGACGACCTAAAGATTTTGGAAATGCAGTTCGCGACCATGACTCTTTCCCTAGTCGGATCAAATAGCCCGGCAAACTTAAGCTCACGCCCGATTTGCATAGCCGTGCTGGACGAGCTGGATTCCTTTGCAACTCCATCCGAAAAAGATGCGGCTGCCTACTCTCTGGCGTTGGAACGGACAAAGGCGTTCCCGCAACGCAAGCACGTACTGACTTCAACTCCAACGCTAAACACCGGCGATATCTGGATCAATTACCAAGCCGGGACGCAGGAGACTTTCCACGTCCCCTGCCATGCGTGCGGGGAATATCAAGCCATGGAGTTTGGGCAGATCCGATGGGATGAAAGCGCACGATTAGAGGATGGCAAGTGGGACATGCGAAAGGTAACTGAAACAGCCGCATACCACTGCACCAAGTGCGACGCACCGTGGAATGAACGCAATCGCCGCCAATCGATCGAGCAAGGCAAGTGGGTGGCGGCAAACGCAAGTTCGGAGGCTGGCCGTCGTTCGTTTCGCTTGCCGAGCTGGTATTCACCGACAATCACGTTTGCGGATTGCGCCAAGAAGTTTCTAACTGAAAAGCATTATCTGCACGGCTTGCAAGGATGGGTGAATGGGTGGAGTGCGATGCCGTGGGAGGATCAGTTTGACGACAACGAGCTAAACAACATCCCGCCCGGAGCCTTTGCCAAAAAGCAGGAGTGGGAAACGGATCACATTAAGCTGGCTGCAATCGACAGACAGATCGACGAGTTCTGGTTCGTGGTGCGTGCGTTTGCCAGGGACGGATCCAGCCGACTAATTGAAGAAGGTCGCCGAAGGACCATCGAGGACGTGGCTCACACGCTGGCCGAGCTTGGCGTCAGGAACATTCATACGTGCATCGACTCAGGGTACGAAACCCAAGACACCTACCGCATCGCCGCACGTTACGGATGGACGGCAATCAAGGGCGAAGAGCGCCAATACTACTACATCGAAAGCCAAGCCGGGCGGATGAAGTCGGTGCACAGCTCGGATCAGCCAACGGATGCAGGCTGTCGCCTGCTACTTCTCAGCTCGCCAGCCTGCCAAGATTTGCTGGCTTGGTTGCGGAGAGGGCAGGGGCCGCTGTGGGAAGTGGCACACGACGTCAGCCCGGAATACCGCGAGCACATGGCCAGCCATAGAAAGGCGCATCGAATTAACCGCAAGACCGGCAAGGACGTGTATGAGTGGATTCGGGTAAAGGGCAGACAGGATCATTTATACGATTGCGAAACCTACCTAGCTGGATTTGCAGTGTGGGGTAAGGTAATTCAGGCGGAAGCAGCGATGGCGCAGGACGCGAAGGTATGATTGACACGATGGGAACGGAGTCGTGGATCGTGCTCTCCTTTTTTCCCTTTGGATTCAGAGCAGCAAAAACGCTACCGCGTTGCTGCTGGCCTTGGAATCTATTGCCGCAGGGCAGGTTACAGTTTTTCAAAACGGAGGCCGCACAATGATCTCTGCATCCGTTGCTGGCAAATCGTTTAGCTACCAAGTTACGTCAGGCATCACGCCCGTTGAAGTGGCAAAAGCGGCGCTAGACGGATGGCGTTTAATCCAGGGCAAGACCGACGCAGAGGTGACGGCAATCTTTACGGGCGATCAAAGTCTCGTCACTTACCCACGGTTTATGGAAACCACTTACTAAAATGGACATCGTCGGCAAAGTGATTTCTAGCTGGTCGCGCATGGTTAATGCCGCCCGGCACGATCCACGCAAACGCCGCTGGGTAGACGCCCAACTGGCCGATACAAAGCTGGACGTCAGCTCTGCATCCCGGCAATCGATCGCCGCACTATCCCGCTGGCTTTGTTACAATAGTGCTATCGTTCGCGGGGCGATTGATACGATGACGCGGAACGCTATCGGCGCCGGCATCAAATGCCAAGCCAGGACAAAGGACGAGGGCTGGAATAAAGCTACCGAAGAGTGGTTGGCGATGTGGGAAGGCTCTTGTGACGTGCGCGGAATCCTCACTTACCAAGCGATGCAGCAAGTGGCAACCCGCACCATGCTACGCGATAATGAAATTTTTATACTTTTGACTGATAACGGCAACGGCTGGCCGATGTTGCAAATGGTGGAAGGGCACCGCTGTGAAACCCCATCTTACGTGAAGGACGACGCTAAGATTTTTGACGGAGTTCGCATGAACAAGTTTGGCCGCCCACTAAGCTACTACATTCGCACCGGGATAAACGGCGACACATTTACGGAAGTGCAAGCCGCCGATCTCATTTTGTTAGCGGAACGCGACAGGGCAGACGAAGTGCGTTCGCTATCGAAGCTGGCATCGTGCATCAATCTGCTGCTGGATCGTGACGAGATTCTAGATTACGAGATGCTGGCTTGTAAGCGGGCAGGGCAGATCGGGATGGCAATCGAATCGACGACAAACTCTGGCCCCGGATTCTTTAACCCGACAGAGACCGATTCAACTAACCTAACCACCGACAACCTTTTCGGCGGTGGTGCCTTGGTCAATGTTCCGATGGGCAAGACGCTGCGAGAGATCAAAAACGATCGCCCCAGCCAAAACTTGCAGCAACACATGGATCAGTACATCCGAGCAGTGGCGTCTGGTCTCGGCGTGCCTTACGCCTACATCTGGTCGCCTAATGAGTTGACCGGCCCCAGCCAGCGGTTTGTTCTTGCCCAGGCTCAACGTCGATTCGACGAGATTTCAGATGCAGTGATCGAGCAGATGCTGAAACGGGTTCGCAAGTGGGCACTGGCAAAGGCAATCAAACGCGGCGATCTGACTCCGCCCAAGGGAATGGCGATGTGGTGGGAAGCGGTCTATCACACGCCAGCCCGTACCACAATCGACGCTGGCCGGGACAGCGCCGCCGATCGGGAAGATCTAAAAATGGGAATTAAGACTCTGGCCGACATTAGCGCAGAGCGCGGATCAGATTGGCAGGAGATTGTGAATCAGAAGATTGCCGAGCAGACCTACATTAGAATAAAGTGCGAGGAGGCTGGGATAAGCCCAGCCGAGATTCAGATGACAGGCGCACCGGTGGCTCCCGCTGCACCTAGCTCAGTCACGCCACCAGCTGCACCGTTGCCAGAGGATACCACCGTTCAGCCCCAGCTTGCGGAAGCGATCGAGCCAGTGCAGGCATCAATTCCATCCTCAGAAACTTTCACAATGCGTGACGAGCCAGATTTTAACCTTACCCCGAAAGAGATGAACATGGTGGTGAAGGCGATCGGGATTGGGGCAAAGCCCAAAACAAAGAAGAAAAAATAGTTGATTAAGCCTGCCGGATAGGAGCAGGCTTACCAAATGGAAGGGCTAGGAATGATGGGCATTGTGGTAGTTGTAGTAGCGGCCATCTTTTTAGCCATTCTTTTAATTTTAATGCCAGTGTTTGTCTTTCACATATCCAACTCAGCCGAACGCACAGAGAAGGCCGTCAAAGAACTTTTAGGCTCAACCATGCGCACCGAAATGACCACGAATCAGATACTTGCTGAATTGCGAAAAACCAACACGCACTTCATCCCGCCAACAGATTTAGACTAATTTGACACGCCATGCGCGGGCATGGCTCAAAAACTATTTAAGGGAATTTCCGTCATCACCGCTGGCCCTGCTTTGGGTCACGGGATGGTCATCGACGCAGACACACTGGAACAAGTTGTCCGGGCTGGTAACGATCTGGGTCAGGTCAAGGTGCTCTCTGACCACAGCTCTAGCGTTTCAAACATCATCGGATACCTAGAAAACTTTACTTTGGATGGCGGTCGCGTCCGTGCGGATCTCACCTTATTTGAAAGCCACGAGGGCTTTGCCTATTTCAGCGAACTGATCGGCACGCTCCCTGGGCAGATCGGATTCTCCATCAGCTTCAGTGGAGTGCCCAGAATGGCAGAGGACGGAACGCAACTGGCTGACGTCAGCACGCTTTACTCGGTCGATCTTGTAACCACTCCAGCGGCCAATCCGACAGGCGTTTATTCTGCACGGGTTGACACACGCAAATCGCTTAATATGGATACAACCGTAAAAGAATCAGCGCCGGTTATCGAAGCCGCGCCCGAAGCACCGGCGGCCCCGGCGTTTAATGCCGAGCAGGCCATCGCCGCTCTCTCCGCCCGCATCGACGAACTCGTCGGCAAATTTGCCGCCAAGTTTGAAGCCGTGGTCGAGGAAGCTCCCGCAGTAGCCGAAGCACCCGTGGCGGAAGAAGCTCCAGCAGTTGAAGCCGCTCCTGAAGCCAAGGCTGATCTAGAATCTAACGACAAGATCGTCGCTCTCGAAACCAAGCTCGCTCGCCTCACTGTCGAGCTGGAAGCCAGCAAAGGCACCCAGCCCGTCGAGATCAGCGATTCCAAACCCCTTTCTCGTAATGAACTTCTCGCGAAGTTTAACGCAGAAAAAGATCCCCGTCGTGCGGCGGAGATTTTCAACCAAATCAAGCTCGCACGATAACTAAGAAAGAAGGATAGAACTATGGCAAATAGCCTCGCAACAACGAGCAACGGCAAAGTCGTAGCGCAGCGCGCTCTCGAATTGCTGGTTGAAAACTACTCATGGATCGCTTCTGGCGTTTCCGATTTCTCGGACGCTACCGCCCGCAAGGGTGACGCGATCGTAACCCACACCGTCTCGATTCAGTCTGCCTCGGATTATTCCAGCACGGCCGGATACGTGGCTGGCGATGCAACTCAGACCGATGTGGTTGTGACGCTCTCAAATTTCAAACACGTCTCGTACGCTTTGAATGATGACGAGCGCACCAGCTCCTCCATCAACTTGGTTGAGCGCTTTGCAGCGCAAGCGGCCCACGCTCTCGGAAAGAGCATGATTGATACCGTTCTCGCGTTGGTCACCAACACCAACTACACCACGACCGCCACCATCGCGGCCGGTGCAGTGACCTTTGGTT